CGCCAGAAAGCGCACCGCGACTGCGGGACCACGTCGCCGGTTCGTATGTCCCAGCGCAGAGCGCCAGGACGGCAAGCGCAGGGATCAACAGACCGATGAGCTTCCGCATGACCGCCACTCCTTATTCCAACGTGTAGATGACTTCCGACGCCGTCGTGATGTCGATCACCAGCGTGTCGATCTCGTCGTAAGCGAAGCTCCAGCTCAGCGAACGCAGGATGCCGTCGCGACCGTAGTGCGTCCGCACCGTATCAGCCGCGTCCGATCCGCCGTTGGTGAGCATGAAGCGTGCGTTGCCGTCGAGCGTTAGGATCTCGATCGACGTGTACCCGGACAAGCCGACGACCGTGTCCGTGGTGACCGGAACATCGCTCGCAGGCGCCGCTAACGCGACGACCGCAAGGCCAGCGACAGCGACGAGCACGAGAGCAGTCAGGATTAGTCTTTTCATCTGTGGCCCTCCTTGGCCTACGCTGGTTCCTCGAGCAGAACGCTCGTTACCGTCATGTCCGAGAAGTCGATCACCTTGCGCGTGCAGATCACCTTGTCGATGGTCACGCCGTCGTCGGTGATCGCGACGTCTTCGATGATCCAGCCGGCATCGTAGTCGAGACCGCGCCCGTCCTGGACGATGGTGAGCTCCCGGCGCAGATTCGAATCGACCGCGCCGAAGCGGCTCATGAGCGTCGTCATCGCGGCTGAGTCGTCGCCGCCTGGCGTGACCTCGTGATTTTCCAGCCACTGGAAGTGATGCGCCCGGATCTTCCGCTCGTACTTCCCATCTTGCACGGTCGTCTCGGCGATGTTGCCCGTTAGCGTGCCGTACTTCGCCACCGAAGTCGCGTCGGTGTAGTTCGCATACGGGAAGCCGGACAGCCCGCGGATTCGCGGCGGGACCGGGAGCTCCGTCGCCGAGAGCGTCGTCGGAACGTCGTCGGTGATGTCGAAGTAGCGTCGGTGACTCGCCCAAATGTCGTTGATGAGCATCTCGTAGGCGTAGCCCCACTGGACGGAGATGAGCCCATCGTCGGCCTCGAGCGAGGCGATGGTGTAGTCGGCCGCGTTCGACGTCCGCGGCATCATCGCGATCTTGCCAGCCATGTTGATCGTCAGGAGATTCCAGCTACACCGCGCGAGCTGCTTGATGGTCTCCGCGACCGACTGGCCGATCTGCCGCCGGTAGAAGACGAAGGGCTCATCGTCGTCGGCCGACCCCATGGCCGCTTGTTCGTCGTCGGTGTCGTTGAAGGAGTCCATGTCGATGTAGGTGGTCGAGACCCCCCGGCAGCGGAGGATCGACGCGACGACCTGGGCGCAACGGCCGTACCAGATGAACGGCATATAGAGCCAGATCGAGCACTCGATTGATGCGGTCTCCGGACGGTAGACCACGATGTCCGTGGACGCCGATCCGGTGAAGTCATGAAAGAATGTTGAGTAAAGCAACGCCCGCGATTCGGAGTAGGCGGGCGCCTCGATCCGCGGCGATCCATCGACGAAGTGAAAGCCGACCTCGGTGCCGTCCGCGTTCTTTATCCCGTAGAGGTAGCCATATTCGGGATTCTTGGCGTTGAGCTGTTCCGCGCCGCCGCGCTGGTCCGGCATGACGCATAGCCAGCCGCAATCGCCCCAGACGTACTTGGCCCAGCCGGCGACCGGGGTGTTGTGGTAGATCGTCGCCGATGCTCCGCTGAAGTCGGCGTCTCGCCGGATGGTCAGGTAACTCGGCGTTCCGACTCCTGCCCACCAGTCGCCGCTCATGCTCATAGCAGGACGTCCCCGCCGGTGTCCTGCTCGATCGCGTCGTCTTCGGTCCAGACGTACTCGAGGGCGAGCGCCGCGAGACCGATCGCTTCGATGGTCGCGGTCTTCTGGTCGTTGTCATACGCGACATTGACGATCTTCCCGCGGTAGGTGATCGGGTAGATCCGCGCCCATGAATCGGGGTCGGCGGGCGCGTCCGGCGCCGCCAGGACGTAGATCCAGTGATTCAAGTGGCACTCGACCGGATTGGCCTGGTAGCCGTCGCCGCTCGTGGAATACCAGACATTGCCCGCCGTCGTGACGTAGAAGCGCCCGTCGGAGTTGTCGCATCCGATCGCGTAGTACCCGCGCGACAGCTCGCCGGGGACCGACAGGCTCTTGTTGTAGGCTTCGACGATGCGCTTCCCCGGGTCGATCACGCAGCGGCGCGTGACTCCGCCCGAGTCCGTGTAGGCCAGGTCGTCGTGGAGCTCGTTGTTGACGGTCGGCGCGACCCCCGCCTCGTACGGCACGGACACGAACCACCGATGCCGGTACGGCGCCCCCGCCTCGATCGCTGCCCTGACTGCTGCCGCCAACAGGCCCACGGCTACTGCTCCTCGCTCGTGATGTCCGTGAGATTCGTCTCGTACTTGTACTCTTCGAGCACGACGATCCCGAGCCACGCCGTCCCGCCGATCTGATTGCGCGGCGTCGACGGCACCGCCTTGATCTGGTACTCGCGCCCGCGCGCCGCGACGGACACCGCGTTGCACACAGGATCGCGTAGCGCCGCGTCGAGACCTTCGACCTCGGCCGGCGTCCACACGCGCCGGTCGATACGCCAGGTCAAGGGCAACAGCGGCCAGGCAAAGAACGTCGACGTCGTGTAGCCGCCGAGAATCAGCGCGCTAGCTTCGGCGCCGACCGTGATCTCCGTCTCGTTGGCTGCCGCGCTGTCGATGAGCACGCCGTTGCTATAGAGCCGGTAGTCGTAGCCGTTGCCCCACACGGCGGCGAGCGTGTTCACGGCGCCCTGCGCGATGTTACTGGTCCCGCCGAGATAGGCATCGGCCGTGCGGTACCAGCGGCACCCGGTCGCCGACGAGTAGCCCATCTTGCCGGAGACCGCGGTACCGAACATGTAGTTGCCTGGCGTTGTCCCCAGCGACGCTTCACTAGGGTAGTACACCGAACAGATCATGCTGCCAGCGCGCGGGAACAGGTAGTCCGCGACGGTGCAATACGAAGCGGTCGCTGCCGTCGAGTGCGCCGACCACTCGTGATCGTGCTGATTCGACAGGACGACCGAGCACGGACCGATACTAAAATTCGATGCGTTCGCCGCGCCTGACCCAGTCGTCAAGAGCAGCCAGACGTAGGGCTGGCTCCCCCGCGCCCACGTCGCGGTGAGCGACAACGACACCTTCCGCCATTGCGTGAAGTCGATGTCGGCGAGACTCAGCGTCGTTACCGACGCGCCAGTCTGCCCGAGTACCAGAGTCGCCGCCTCGCTGAATCGGCCCTTGAGCCAGATCGACAGCCGGACCGTTCCGGTGCCAGTGAACTCGTACCCCTGATAGTTGGCGTCGCCGAACTCCCACAGCGTCCGCGCCTCGAGATACCTAAGCCGATTCGCCTCGTAGGTCGTCGATACGTTGATCGCGCCGGGGATGTCGTCGTGGCCGAATCCGTCCGCGTCGTAGGCGATCGTGATGTCCGCAGAGTTCGTGCCAGCCTTCGTCCAGCCGCACGACCCGCCGCCGGACGGGGAGTTGCCCTCGGTCGCAGCCAGCGGATACCCCGGCACGAAACGATTGGTCTTCGCCGCTTCGCAGACGAGCCCGGCGCCCGCTTCGGTCCAGATCACCCGGCGCGGATTCGTCCCGGCGAAGTCGCCTAGCATCGTGTAGTCCGTCTTGTGCCAGACGTAGTTGTTGCTCGGGTCGCCGACCGTCGTGATGTCCCACCGGCCGGTAAGGTCCTTGAGCGTCGTCGCGCCGTCCGGGTACGTCGTGCCCTCTCCCGTGAGCGGTCGCCAGGCGAAGTCGGTATGCCGGCCGTACCCCGGATTGAAGCGGATCAGCGCCCGGTCGTGCATCCACCGTTCCAGCTTCGTCCGCGTCGCGTTTGTCAGGTAGTCGCAGGGGATCTCTATCGTGTGCCGCCGCCTGCGCTTCGCGTAGCCGAGCGCGCCGCTGGTGTACTCGTAGCGGATGTCCTGGTCGATCCAGCCAGCGTTGAGCGTCGCGACTGCTGGCGCACCGTCGCCGTTGACGAGTTCGACCTCGTCGTGCTGCGTGTAGGTGTTGCCGCCGCTCTCGACGTCGATGCCCTCAGACGACGCGATCGTATCGACACGGACCAAGTTGATTCGCGTCGCGCTCATACGTAGACCTTCCCGTAAGCCCGATTGGCCGCTGCGAACGACGAGCCCGCGCCGATGAGCGCGAGCTGCCCTGGTAGCGCCTTGGTGCCAGCCGACGCGACCTTGGCGCCGGCCGACTTGCCGTCGAACAGCCCGCCGAAGATGCCGAACGGAGTACCGCCGAAGATCGACGCGAAGATGTTGCCAGTCAGGTCGCCGAGCAGTTGCGCGAACGCTTGATTCAGGATCGCCACGAACGACTCGCCGAAGCTGCGAGCGCCGGTGATCGCATCGGCGAATGCGTAGCCGAGATTGACGCCGAGATTCGTGCCGAACTGCTGGACCGCCGTATCCGTCTCCTGCATGGTATCGTCAAGGGCAGCCAGGGATCTCGCGAGTTCATCACTCGACTCGCCGACTCCCTTGCTGCGCTCGATGATGTCGCCGAACATCTCGTCCATGCTCCACGCCGTCAGCGGCGGGCCGGTAACGGCTTGCGGCATCCCGCCGTTCGGCAGGTCTATCGGCGTCATCGGCACCCCGGTCATCGGGAGATTCCGCAGACCATCGATGATTCGCTGCCATTGCAGGAGTTCCAGACCAGACCCGCCAGTCTCAGCTGGCCCGCCGAGTTGGTAGTAGGACGCAGGATATCCAGGACCGGCTGGAACGATGGCGCCAGCGTTCGGTCCGCCGATGAACGGGCTCCCGACCGCGCCGCCGCGCAAGTTCGCGACCCCATCGGCGACGGCTTTGGCGAGTGCGTTGATCGCGCTCGTGAACGGATGCAGGAACGGCTCGGCCAATGTCTCCTTGAGCCTATCGGTCGCGTTCTTCAAGTTGTCAGTGGCATCGCCGAACGCTGCGCTTTTCTCCGCGAACTGCGACGTCATCGCGCCGCCGAACTTGTCGAACTCGGCGTTGATCTCCCTGAGATTTTCGAGCGCGGGCAGCAGCCTAGTCCCGCCGCGACCGAACAACGCTTGAACGATGTCGACTCGCTCGGCCTTGCTGGAGATGTTCTGCAATCCGGCCGCGATCTGCGGCAGGACTTCGTCGACCGACCGCAGTTCCCCACTTGGCCCGACCAGTTGCCCGACCTCGATGCCGAGCCTGGCGAAAGCGTCTACCGCCTCGCCGGTGCCTTCTCTCGCGTCGCCCATCGACTGCGCGAGCTTGCGTATGCTGGCTTCGAAGTCGCCCAGCTCGCCGCCGCCCCGCTTGACGACGAACGCCCATTGCGAAAGCGTCTCGACCGCGAGCCCGGTGCGCTCGCTCATGTCCTGCATTGCGTCGCCGACCGCTGCTTGAGCCGCCACGAAGTCGTAGAGCTTCTTGCTCGCCGCCACGACGGCGGCGGTGATGGCGGCGGCGCCGACTGCGAACTTCGCCTGCTGCAAGTTGACCCCAAGGATCGACTTCTCAAGAGACTGGAACGCCCCTTGAGACTCGTCCTTGCCCTTCATGATCAGCTCGACTAGCCGCGTCGTGGCCATTACTTAGCCCTCGCCTTCACGCGGACCTCGTAAGCGAAGCTCACCTCAGCGAGCCCCATCTCCAACACCTGATGCGGCATGAAGCCGTAGTCTGTGCAGAGGCCGTCCAGGAACTTCGCGACCATCATCCCGTCTGGACCTCCGACGATTCGGGAAAATCCCGCACCGCCTCCTGAGTCGGCCCCATCGCCGCGATGAACAGCCGTTCGCCGTAGTCCCCGAGCGTCTTCCAGCACACGGTATCCGCCGCGTCGTCGTCGACGTCCCCGAGCCGCGGGGAGATCATGATCTCCGCGAGTAGCCGCTGCATGTTGCCTGAGCGGTCGGCCTCGAACATCTCTTGCAGCTTCTTCTCCATCGTGCGCTTCGCCTTCGGCGCTTTGGGCGCAGCGTCCGCGCCGACGATCCCGAGCACGTTCGGCCCGAACGCTGCGAAGGCGATTTTCGCGGTCACGCGATAGCACACGAACTTGAGCCCGTCGATTTCGTGCGTGATCTTGTTCCGGCTCTCCAGCTCGCTTACGGTGCCCATCCTCTCATTCCTCTCAGTTACGAAGTGACGACGGTGAGACCGGTGGCCTCGACCGTCAGCGGGACGTACAGCAGACCGGGGCCCAGGTCGGGGATGTCGCCGACGTACTTGCACCCGGAGAGCGTGAAGTTGTCGATGACGATGTTCCCGCCGGTCGTGTCGGCGATCATGTGCGCGATCTCCGCAACCCCGGCCGTGTCCATCTCCAGCGTGAGCGTCGCCTTGATCGTCGGGCGGTCGCTGCGGATCGGCTGCGTGAGGACCGCGTTGCCGAGCGAGATGTGCTCCATGCCCGTCGCCGGCCACGCGAAGTTGATGTTGGCGGTCGTCAGGCCGACCACGGGGTCGCCGTCGACCGTGAACGTCGCCAGGTCGCCGGGGATCACGATCTCGGTCTCGGGCGGGATGGTCGGATTCCGCGCGGCGCCGATCCCGACGACCGGGTATCTCGCGATGTAGTCGAGGGTCGTGGTGCTGATCCCGTTGTTCACGAGATTCCACGTGATGCTGTTCGCGAACGCGCCCTTGTACTCGTACTCGGTGCCGCCGTAGTAGTTGCAGACCGTGTGCGACGTCACGGTCGGCGTTCCCCCGAACGTCCAGGTGTGAACGGCGAGCGACGCCATATGATTGTAGATCACCGCGACGTCGTCTTCCTCGTCGCTGTGCCCGAGGACCACGTTGCCAGCAGCGTGCGACAGGATGCGCCGCCCGGTCGTCGCCGCGATGCTGCCGAGCTGCGGCGCGTAAATGCGCGTCTCGACGCCCTTCAGGCTCGACGAGATAGCGTGCTGGCACACGAGAGTCGCGGCCTCGGTGCCGTAGGCCACCGCCTCGGCACCGATCAAGATCCAGCCGCTTGAGCCGTTGTACTGAGCCATGTCCCGCGCCTCCTTGCGCTACCAGGTCGGTCCTGCCCGATACTCGAAGATGAATGGCTGCGTGAACAGGGCGCGGCCGTCGAACGCCAGCACGCCCTCGTCCGTCTCGCAGGTGTCCAGCCCTCTCAGCGTCGCGTCGCATCCCGATTGCCAGGTCGTGTACGAAGACTCCATCGCGTTGCGGATGTCCTGTAGCGCCTGCTCCGCGAGCGCGACCAGGTCGCCAGCGTCGCGCCGGATGTACGCCGAGACTTGCAGCGAGCACACGCAGGTCTGACCGCCGCCGAGTGAGCGATCCTCGAGGCTGAACTCCTCAGGCCCCCAGGTCGCCCAGACCGCGACGCTCTCTAGGGCGTTCCACGCTTCGTCCTGCCCGGCGCAGATGCGCGGCTGCGTGTTGTAGCCGCCGGTGAGCAAGATGCTCTCTAGGCGCGTGATGGCCGCTTCGTAGATCTTCTGGCGAACGCTCTTGGCCATTACAAGCCCACCTTCGACAGCTCGATTGCCAGCCCCTCTTCGAGCTTCGGCGCGATGTACTCTTCGGTCATTTTGACGCCCGGCCGCATCGGTATCCGCGTCTTGCGACCGCGACCGGCCATGCCGCCGAACTCGTGGATCGCCGCGTATTCCTTCGCGGACCCGTAGATCGCGATCAGATTTTCCTTGAGCAGTCGGCTTGTGTACGATCCCGACAGACCAGCGGCACCGTGCCGCATCGTCAGCAGGACCGGATCTACCGGACCGTTGCCGCGCAGGGTGAACTTCCGCTTGTGCGCGCTCTCGGCCTCTGCGATCCCCTTCTTGATCGCCTGCCAATGGGCAGTCCGCGCCTTGTCGTGCCCGGCCTTGCCGGCGATGTCCGCCGCCCCGTTTTTCACGAACAGTTGAAGCAGGCCCATCAGACGACCACCTGGTAGCGCCGCCAGACTTCCATCACCGATTGCGGCAGGTCGCCGCCCTGGTAGCTTACTGTCGTCCCCTCGCGGCTCGTCGACGTGACGCCGACCATCCCGTCCCGCCGCTGCTTGTCGAGCTTCATCAGTTGGAGCGCCGACTCCTGGACGTCACCGGGCACCGTCGTCCATCCGCCGGTGTAAGAAACGCGGACGTCGCGGGAGTCGTCGCGCTCGGTCACGCCGAGCCCCTTCAGGACTAGCTTCCCGTTGGCGGTGTGCAGCGTGTAATCGCTCGTCGTGAGCGTCGTGTCGGCCGAGCCGTCCTGGTACGTGTACGCTGCGAACGTCGCGGACTCGCTCACCGTGACCGGCGCGGCCCGCAGCCAGATCACCGGCACGCCCGCCGGCGGGAAGTTGTAGACCTCCAGCGTGATCGCGCCACTCGTGATCCGCGTCCGATTCGTGTACTTCAGGAAGCGCGCCGATACCGAGTTGATCGCCAGGCGCGCCTCGTCCTGGCTCCACTTCATGATGTCGACGACTAGCTGCTCGGTGACGATGGGATCGGTCGTGAGAGTGATCGCCATCACACGACCTCCCGTACGCGAATGATGAAGACCTCGCTGAAGTCGTACAGCGGCCCGGCGCTCGCGATCTTGATCTGCGCGACGTAGTCGCCTGCTACGTCTAGCTGCGCTGCGGTCGGCGTGATCGTCGCGACACCGGTCGTCGGCGAAGAAACAGTCATCGCTCCCGCGTTGATCTTGGTCGTTCCCGCGTACTTCGCGGTCAACGTCAGCGTCTTACCAGTCAAGTTGATGACAGTCCCCGTCGTGTCCTTCAGCGTGAAGGTCATCGTCCGTGCGCTCGCGCCGACGTAGGTGGTAATGACTGGCCTAGCATCCATGCTCATCCCCCGGGGTGGACGTCGTGGTGTATGTTGCAGCCACCGGTAGCGGCCGGAGCTGCGAGCAGCACGTAGCCGCTCGTGTCGACCTCGACGTCGGTATCCTTCGCCCCGACCAGGATCACGGCGGCGCAGCCGCAAGCCTCTAGGTCGATGCCTAGCGCAGCCTCGACACAAGCGGCCATCTCGCCCGCGCTGATCGTGACGTCCACGTCAGAAGCCCTTCGACGCCCGACGCGGCCCGCGCTTCTCGACCGGCGCGGCCACGACTTCCTTGGTCACCTTCTGCGGCTCGCTGACGACTTCGAGATACCCGGCGTCGACCCATCGCGAGACGTCGATGATTGCGTACTCGTCGGTGAACTCTGCGCCGACGCCACCGATGACCCTGCCCAGGCCGAAGTCGAAGCAAATCGGTTTGATGATCCTGTATTTCATCGCCTTGCCTTTCTTGGGGGGGCGCCCCCCGGAGAGGTGACAGGAAGCGCCCCACGGCCGCGCTTACTAGGCGAGCGCGGTAACGACTGCCTCGCCGATCTGGGTCAGGTTGCCCAGACCGTAGTCGGCGTGCGTCTGGACCTTCATCAAGGTCTCGTTGGAACCCCAGCCTCCGGCCGTCGCGGAAGCGTAGCCGTACGGGTTGAAGTCGACGGCGAATCCGCCGGTCCACGCCACGACCACGTTGCTCAGGTTGATCATGACGACGCGGTTGGTGGTGGAGACGCAGTGCGGACTGATGACCAGGTCGTAGCCCATGAGCCGCGAGGGGATACCGTCGCGCGGGGAACCCCACACGAGCATCCCGGTCAGCTCGGAAGCGCCGACCGCCTGCGCAGCCAGCTTGTTCGCGACCGCCTGGGTCGTAACGAGCTGGTACGCGGACGTGTCTCCGGAGCCCTCGAAGCTCGCGTTGCACTCGGCGATGAAGCCAGCCATGAGCGCGAACGTCGGCGTCGCGAGAGCCGTGCCCTCGAAGGGAGAGCCGGACGAACCAGCATCGGCCAGCGTGATGACGCCGTTATGCGGCCCGGTGGTCGTGGTGTTGCCGAGCAGGAAGCCCTTCTCGATGGCGCGGATGCCCTTGGAGATCATCCGCGTCGCGAAGAACTCGCCGATGTTGATGACCGCAGAGCCCAGGAGTTCGTTCGCGATGGCAACGTAGTCGGCCAGCAGCACCGGCCGCAGGTCGTCGTCACCGACCGCAATCGGCCCGGCGTCCTCGGTCAGAGCCGTACCCTGCGAGGCACGCCAGGTCATCGTCGGCAGCGTCGAGTCGAAGGGCACCTCGATCAACTGACCGGCGGGGACGATGATCTTCCGGGTGTAGGGCCACATCCGGCCGTGGATCTCGATGATCCTGCGGACCATCGGGTCGAGCAGCGTCGGGACGAAGATACCGCCCTGCGCGTCGGTCGTGGTCACGTAGTCGGCCACGGCCTTCAGGTGGTCGGGAAGCGGCTTGTCCTTGTTGATCTTCGTGTGATAGGCGGCCTGGATGAACTTGCCGAACTCGACCGAGTAGTCGACGGCACCGCTCTTGCCGTACTCGTTCTGCGCCATCTTGCGGAACTCGGCAACGTCACGGGCGACGGCATCGAGTTGCGCGGCGGTGGCCTTGTGACGCTCGGCGAGGGCTTCCATGTCGGAGCGCGCCTTCGCGAGCTCGTCGGGGTTCACCATCTTCGCGGCCTTCAGGGCCTCGACGTCGGTGGCTACTCCCTTGACCTGGGTCGCCAGGTCGGTGATGATCTTCTCGTCCATGTGACGATTCCTTTCGTCCTTGGGCACCGGGGTTCGGCGTCTCGCTGCCAGGCTTGGTCGCCGGACCCCTCGTTTTGCTCCGTCGTTGGCTCGTCCCTCGCCTGCTAGGCGCAGGTGCGGATCTGCCGTATCTCGTCAAGCATCGCTTGAATGCGACGCTCGGACTTCTCAGTCTCTCCTCTCATGATCGCCGCCTCGATCTCGCGCAGGCGCGAGTCGAATCCGTCGAGCGTCGACTTGATCTCGGCAGCCGCGCCGACGTAGTCGGTCCACGCTTTCGAGATGACCGCGGTGCCCGGGTGCATCCCCTGATTCACCGCCGAGACCTCGCGGAGGTCTTGCTCGTAGAAGGTCCAGCCGCCGCTGTCGTTGTGTTCGTCGTAGACCCGCGGGCGGAAGCCGACCGACCACTCGGACAGGAAGCCCTCGCGGTACTTGCGATCGAGTTCTGCGGCGAACGGGTCGGCCATGTCGAACTGGACCGTCAGCAGGAGCCGATTGCCGTCGACGCGCGCGCTCGCCTTGGCTAGATTCGGCTGGAACGGGTCGTGCATCCAGTAGACCCGGCCGTCGCGCTTGTTGTAGTCGTCGAGCAGCCAGCCCTTGCCGCGCTCGTTCGGCCCTTGGTAGATCACGTCGCCGATCAGGTCGGGCTCGTCGGTGGACGCGACCGCGACGATGGGCTTGCCCTTGGTCGCTTCGATGGTCTTGCCGACAAAGATTTTCCTTCTGGTGTCCACGTCAGTCCTCCACGACAGGGATGGTCTCGCAGCGGCAGTTGATGACCTCTTCGGCTGGCGCTCCGCTCTCCTGCGGGTGCGCCATGCGGACAGGATTGCCGTCCTTGTCGATCAGATCGAACGGATCGCCGATGTTCCTGATCTGCCCGTCAACGTCCTCGTGACTCGTCCTCGTCGCCTCGTCGATGCTCGTGACCCACTCGTGCTTGGTGAACTCCTGCTGCCCCATCTCCTCGACGCGGCTCGTGTTGTACATCGTGCCGACTTCCGTGCGGGCGATCGTCTCGACCTGCGACCTGGTCCACGCGCCCCACCCCTCGCGGATCTTGCCGACCACCGTGCCGATCGATGCGCCTTCCTCGCCAGCAGCCTCGACCACGGCGGCGACCAGTTCCTTGATCTCGTCGATCCAGCCGGGACCGGTGTACTGCCGCAGCCAGGCCCGGCGCTGCGCCATCGCGTTCACGGTGTTGGGGGCGAACGAGATCGCCTTGCGCCGGTCGTGCCAGGCCATCTTCTCGCCGTCGACGAGCTCTTGGACGGACGCGGCGCCGATCTCCGCGGCCTCGGCGTGCGACGGTGCGACCTTCTCCGACAGGTCCGTACCGAACGGCAGGCGGAACTCGTCGAGCGCGAGTTGAGCGGCGAGCACGCCAGCGTTGGTCGTGCCGTGCTGTTCCAGCGCGTCCTTCACCGCGTCTAGCGTCTTGGTCTGGTACTCGGCCCCCACCTCGCGGACATTCGCCATCGTCTTGCGCTCCAGCTTGGCGAGCATCCGATTGCGCTGGATGCGGAAGCGGGAGTCGTTGGCGCGGGCCTTGATCTCGGCGTTGGTCAGCCTGCCGTAGGCTTTCGACTTGGCAGGAGCGCCCGCCGGCTGCTGGGTCTGAGCCGGCGCGGCCGGCTGCGGCTTGCGGCTCGCGATGTCGAGACCGTCGACCGCTGCGACTGTCTCGTCGTCGAAGCCGAGCCCGAGCTTGTCGTTGATCGCGGCGAACGGCAACAGCATGTCCCAATACTGCTTCGCGATCCGCGCCTGCTGCTCCGCGTCCTCTTGCAACGCGGGCACCTTCGACAGGTCGAATCGTACATACGTGCCCAGCCCGCGACGATTCACGAAGAACTGATCCCAGGCGTCCTCGAGCGAGTGCAGCAGCGGGACTAGCGTTTGCTGCCAGTAGACCTTGGTAGCCTCGGGCGCGCTCTTGTACTGCGCGCTGTCGTCGTCACCGATCAGGACGGGAGCCATGCCGTAGACGTGGCAAATCTTGTCCTTGCTCGCGTTCTGCTGCGCCAGGATGTCGATGTCCTCGCGGGTGAAAGCGGGATTCGCGAGCTTGAGACCGTTCGTGACGACGAAGTCCCGCGACGACTGGCCCGCACCAGGTCGCCGGGTCGCGAGCCGCGCCAGGAGTTGATCGTACTGGTCTGGCGTCGGGTCCCACTCGGCCTCGAACACGAGCCCGCGCTCGCCGCCGCGCGCGAGCATGTTCTCCTGTAGCGTGTCGCCGTAGATGTCGATGCTGAGAGCCCGCGATGCGGCCTTGAGCGGCGACTGGCCACGGTACGGATTGGTCGGGTCGTCCTGCCCCATCCAAAGCACGTCGCCCGCGATCTTGCTGAACTTGGTTTCGCCCTTGCGGAAGTCCCAGCCGTACAGCCCATCAACTGAGTCGACCTTCTCGTGCCAGCCGCTAGGGTCGAACCAAGGGAAGATCGCTTTCGGCTGCTTGGTAGTCAGATCAAAGGTCCAGAAGCACTCGCCGCGCAACTGCCGCATCATCACGGTCCAGCCGATCAGCCTGCGAGACGACATCACCTGATTCGGCGACGTGAACAGCGCGGAGACAGGATCGCCATCGGGGGCCGCGCTCTCGGCGTCCTTCGGGTCGCTCAGGTACATGAGCGGCACGCCCGCCGCGTCCTTCGACATGCGGTCGATGCATGCATAGGCGATCGCGCTGTTAGCGTAGGCGTTTGCGACCGCCACGGCCGCACCGCCACCGAGAATGTCTGACGTCAGTCCGCCGTGCAGCCATTGGTAGTTGTACGTCTGCGCAGCCTTCAGGCGGAATCCGTCGACCGCTAGCTTGATGCGATGACCGAGCGAGACTTTCATGCTGCCACCACGATCTGCGGCATACGGCCGCGCAGGTGATCCAGCCCGACGACCATGTAGCGGATCGAGTCGGGCGCGTGATCGTCCACCTTCAGCGGCGATTCCTTCTCCTCAGCGCCCTCTCGTTCGCCCGGGTATCGATACACGTCCATCTCGCGGATGTGGTCGGGCAGCCGGTCGGCGATCCGCAGCTTGCCGTTAACCAGGCGCGTCTCGACCTTGACCAAGCCGTCCTTGATGAAGGTGCGGTCCAGGTCGTTCTTGACGCGGGGCGCGCCGACGACCGGCAGTCCGGCGGCCTTGAGTTGCGCGATCGTGTTGGGGTCGGCGGGGTCCGCGAACCACCGGCGAACGTTGTACTGCCGCTGGAAGCCCCACAGGGTGTCGAGCAGGTCGGGCGTGGTCATCTCGCGAGCGTAGACGCCGTCGATGATGTCCAGGCGGTCGTCGCGGTCCAGCCCGCCGACGGATACCACGGTCGGGTTGCGAAAGCCGAAGTCGATCCCGCCCCAGTACTCGGTGTAAGGGGACAGGTCGCCGGCGAAGGTGAAGACCGACGCGCTCTCGGGGGTGAAGGTCTTATACACCTTGCCGGCGAAGGACACGAACTCGGCTAGGTACTCCTGCCGGAACACCCAGTCTGGCAGCTCGCGGCGGGCGGCCTCGATCTCAGCGCGCGCGATGAATGGGTTGTCGTAGGTCGTGCATTGCCAGCTTGCCCACTCGGGGTGATCCGGCGACTGGCCGCGCCTGTGCAGCTGGTAGAAGTCGTCCCGCCCGTTTGCCGACGACAGGAAAAGCGCATCGCCCTGTCGGTCGGACAGCGCCGCGCGCAGGTCTTCCTGCCACGTCTTGAGCAGCGACCGCAGGTAGGCGGCCTCGTCGACGATGATCCGGTTCAAGCCTTCGCCGCGTAGCGTCTGGCTCTCGGCAGACAGGACGCCGACCCACCCGCCGCCTGGATAGTGGATCTCCTTGTCGGCGAGCTTGACCGCAGCTCCGGGGATCTGCCGAGACAGCATCGTCATCGCGCGCCAGCCGATTCCGGCCTCGCGGCTTGTCGGCCCGACCCACCAGGCAGCCCCGCCGGTCAGGCCAGTCTCAAGGCCAGCAGTAGCGCCGAGCAGGGTCTTACCAAAGCGCCGCCCGCAGGCCGCTACCTTGAACCGAGCCTTGGAGCGGCGGATCTCCTCTTGCTTACGATGGAGCGGGGGCATCCTAACCAGCATCGCCATCCCCCTCGTCGGGGACGGGCGGCGACCAGGCGAGGTCGATCGTGCCGTCGTGCTTGACCTCGCGCCGTTCGACGAACAGGGCGAGGTGCTTGCCGAGCAACTCAAGGGCCTTGTTCGCCCCGCTGGAGTCGAACTTCCATTCGCCGATCGGATTGCCGTCGCGGTCGGTGACCTCGACGCCCTGCATGCAGCGGTCGGCGACCTGGTCGAGCCGGGTCAGGACGGACTCGGCGGTGATCTTGGTAGCGGCGGATCGTTCGGAGCGGAGAGCGGCGATTCGTGTAGCAATCCTAGCATTGCCTAGCAGTCGCGAGCCGGTAACATCGGCACCATTTGCGCTGTACCCTGCGCGGATAGCGGCTTGCGTCGCGTTGAGGTCAACGACGTACTCTAGGCAGAACTGCTCTTGCTTTGGTGTAAGCTTGTTCGCCACTAGTCATGTGGCGGGGCCTTTTTTCCGTGTAGGTCTCGGACGGCATCCGTGCGTCCCGTGTACTAAATGGCCCCGCCGCGTGCTACGTAGCATCTCCCGCGTCGGTGTGACACCGAATAGTCGGCGGGAAATAAAGTTTCCCTAGCGGGAGGTAGGCGAGCACGTGGGCGATGGTCCGGTGGGAATCGTTGCGTCGCTCGCAGAAGTCGGCGACGGCGTGGTATGATATGTGGCAGCGGACGGCGACTTGTCCGTAGCCTTCGTCGCGTTCCTGCATCCAGGAGAGGAGCGCGACGCGGACAGCTTCGATCTCGTCTGGCGGGATGCGAGTGCGGATCACTTGATCTCCCCTCCGCCTGGGCCGCCGGCGCCCGCCTGCTCTGGCTGGTCGTCGGAGTGCGCTGCGGCTGGCGCGCGCTCGGCCTCTCGCTTCGCGCCGTTGATCCGGTCGATGACCGCCTGGTTCCTGCGCCAAATTCCGGCGAGCTCCTCGCGTCGCGCTTGCGCGGCCTCGGCATCGTCAATCACTTCTCGATCCATGACCCGCTCCCCCTGTACTTCCGATCGTACCGATCGAGCGCCGCGAAGAGGTCCGGCAACATCGCGAGGTTGAAGCAGCGGATCGGGAGTTCCGGCCAGACGAGGAAGATCAGCCTGTAGAGCCCGTCGCGGTCCGGCCACGGAGCGGCCTCGGTCTGCGGCAGCGCGGTGCGCATCGTGAGCCAGTCCTCGACGCGGCAGCTCATGGCGTGGCGCATCGACTGCTTGACGCGACCGATCTCCTCGAGGGCGGCCATCGGGTCGCGCCGGTTGAGCGCCTGCTCGATCGGTTGCCACAGTGCCTCGAGCTCGCGCTCGCGGTCCTCGCGTGTGGCTCGCGTGCTCTCGCCGGTGGTTCTCATCGTTGCGGCCTCCCGGACCAGACGCCGCGGCCGTTGAAGCGCTCGCGGTGTCGCTTGAGCTCGGCGGCGAACTCGTCGTCGCTGAGTCGGTGTAGCCGGCGGGCAATGCCGACGAGGTAGCGTTCGTCCTTGCCGGCGGCGGTGTCGGCGAAGATCTCCATGGCGACGAGCCCGGTCTGCGGGTCGAAGCGAGCAAGGTTGGTGCCGATGTAGGCGCGTCGGGTTGGGGTGAGGCGGCCGTTGCGCGCTGCGTAGTACTCGGCGAGGCAGTCGACCGCCTCGCCCGCGATGTGGTCGACCTGGTCGGCCGTGATGCCACCGGTGGCGAGGTCGGCCTTCGCTGTGGCGAGCCAGGCGCGCCACGCCGCGTCAGGCGCGGCGGTCGGCTTCGGGTCCGGCTCCTGGGGTGGGTTCTGGTCTGCGTTCGTCTCAAGCGGACGTGGCGCGGGTCGCGGCTGCTCTTGCGACGCGACCGTGGTTGGTTCTGTCTCTGAGTCTGTTTCTGAGTCTGAGTCTGTCTCTGAGTCTGAGTCTGAGTCTGAGGGCGTTACATTACAGTTACACTGTAACGGTGACCCATTGTTACACTGTGACGCTGTGTTGAGTTTCTTCGCACGATAACGCCGAACACGCTCTTTCGATGTCTGCCCATCGCTCTCAAACTGCCGCTCAGTCCAACCGTGGACCTCACCGTCGTCTTCCAATAGATTGGCTCCAGTTAGGCAGTCGACGTCGTGCCTGGCCCGCCCAACGTCGACGTGAAGGTGCCAGGCTAGGTCCTCGACCGAGCACGGATACTGACCAGCCTTCCGTAACTCTAGGATCCACCAATAGAATAGCTGGGTAGGCTCTGGGAGCCGCCGGAGCTTGAGATTCCGGTTAGCGTCGACGTAGTGCCTGAACCATGATCCGTTTGTCGTCGTTGCCATCCCTGGACTCCCGTTTTTTCCGGTTACTCGGCGGCTGCCTTGGCAAACGAAAGCGCCGCCCACAGCTGGGAATCGGCATTCAACCAAGGAATGACGAAACTGTGAGCGGCGCTTTGGATTACCATTATCATTCCTTGGTTGTTTCGTCGATTCCCGAACCAGACGGTATCACACGGTTCGACGGCTGTCAAGTCCCGATTTGGTGCTCGGTCTGGATGATCTGGATGGACGCGGTCAGCTCAGCCCAGATGGCCTGGACTTGGTCCAGCTCGGGTCCGGACACCGAGACTTCGATGACGTTGGCGTTGACGGGGAAGCTGGCTCCGACATGGTTGAGTCTCTTCACTGGCATTCTCTCTTCCTTCCAGGGTTGTGGCCGGGGCAATCGGTTCCACTTGGCCTTTGCCTGAACCTTTGATGAGTCATAGGGTCCGCACATAGCGCAATCTCCGCAGTAAACGCAGTAGTCCCCGGCATCGTCCTGGGTCAGCTGGACGTGATCGCTCCCGCATTGGCAATGCGGGCAGATGTCCAGCTTGATGCGTAGCGCCGTGTCTCGAATCATCTCTACACCACCCTTCGCGCGGTCAGCCGCGGTCGTTGGTTGTTACTCGGCGACTTCTTCATACGTCGCCGCGAAGATGTCCGGCCTACATGGATAGAACTCGCCCTTGACGCCCTTGATGATGAAATCTCCGACACTGGCGATCATCGGACCCTCTAGCGTAGTAACCTGCCCGTAGGCGCCGCGAGGGCAATCCGAGGACGGCTCTAACACCGGGGAGTCGATGAAGGCGCAGCCGCTCCACGCGCGTATTTCCCCGCCGTTGTTCCCGTCATACTGTACGGCCTCGATCACCACGGGCTTCTTGCGGTACTTCTTAATCATCGCGGTCAGCATTCCTCGTTGAGGTACTTTTTGGCCGCGTCGTACTCGGCCCAGAAGTCCGTTAAGTAGTGTTTCCTCATCGGACCCATTGACCCGCCGAGTATCTTGGCCAAGTCGGACCCACGTATGCTCAGCCGGGAAATGATGCCGTTTGCCAGCTCGACCTGTTGGCGTAGTCCAGTTATCTCGGCACGATAGGATCGGATCTCTTTGTCCAGTTCCTTGTCCTCCCACATGGCGGGATAACTGAGCCCGTCTGGCGGATATTGGTTCTCCATTATTCGTCCCCTCCGTTGAGTTCGTTCGCGCACAGCGCCGCCAGCGAGAGCAGGACGGCGAGGATCAGGCCGAGGGCGAGGCTCACAGCAGGACCTCCTGTGCCATGCGCTTGGCTGCGATCTCGCAGTACCGTTCCTCGATCTCGATACCGATGGCCTTGCGGCCTAGATCCTTCGCTGCGCGGAGAACTGGACCACTCCCCATGTATGGGTCGAGAACGACGCCGGGTGGGGTCCACTGCAGCCCGAGCACCCAAGACATGAGTGCGACCGGCTTTTGCGTCGGGTGGCAGAGGACTTCTGATCCGGCCCTCATGCACCCGTTCCACAGGTATCTGAACCGGCGAACACCCTTAACGAAATTGGTCCAAGCAAGCTCACAGGTTGCTTGATCGATCCCGTCTGGCCTCTCTTTGTCCCACACAAGCCATCCAGACGTTTCCGGCAGCTTGGACGCGAAATAATTTGCTCCCCACAGGACACACGGGAATCTGAGAAGGTGTGATGGGTCGAACTTCTCCGAGTCTCCGTAAACGGGCGGATAATTATTACAGGATGTCAACCCATCCCTACCTCGCGTCGCGTAGTCGGTGGGGTGCGAGATTCCATACGGCGGATCGGTCAGCACCAGGTCGACCTTCGGCAGCAGCGGTAGGATGTCCCGGCAGTCCGCGTGGTAGATCGTGACCGCGCTGTCCTGGTAGTACGGCGGCGGGAGCGTCATGGCGACTCCTTGACGAGGCCGATGGCGAGTAACATCACGCCTCCTCGATCTCAACGACCAGGCGGCCGCCGTCCACGGGCAGCTCCCGCACGATGCGTAGGTCGTCGATGTCTCCGTCGTCGCGGATCACGCGCGCCTTCTGAATCGAATCACAGGCGGCCTTGAGTAGATTGTCGAGGTCCCTACGCCTGCGGTCTGGCGGGTAGGCGTGGATCACGACCGCGAGCCTGCCATCGATCTTGGGTAGCCGCGTGGCGCGCACGATGTCCAGCACGCGCTGCTGGTACTCGCGGCCCGCCTTGCTGATGAGCACGCGGCGCAGGCCGTTGATCGAGACGTGCCGCCTGTAGTGGTTCTCGGACGGCGGCCAGGGCAGGACGAGGCGGATCACGGCTTCTCCTCGCTGGTCAGGATGTCCATCATCACGTCGCGCGCCGCGTCAGCCTGCTTCTCCGTAGCTGGACCTTCGACTTCGATCTTGCCGCCGCCGCCTTTCACATGGCGGCGGTCGATCACGATCTTGACGAACGGCAGGCCGAGCTGCTTCGCATGGCCGAGCGGTGTCAGTTCGCGAGTCACGGCTTCTCCTTCTCGGCCTGCATCTTCTCCCAGCACTCGGGGCAGTAGTCGCGACCTCCAGGCTCGCCGCAACGCCAGCCGTAGCCGCGCAGGATCGACCGGACCATGTGCGCTCGCTCGGGAGCCGCCGGCCAGCAAGTCCTGCCAGTGGCCGCGCACCCGTCGCACCGTATCTCTGAGTAGATCATCGCTTCCCTCTCGCCGTCTCGAACGCAGCATTCACCAACTCTGCGAATTTCTGCCGCTGTGCGGCCCTGGCGGCGCCCAAGGCGGCGTCCCTGGCGGCGTCCCTGGCGGCGTCCCAGGCGGCGTCCCTGGCGGCGTCCCAGGCGGCGTCCCTGGCGGCGTCCCAGGCGGCGGCCCTGGCGGCGTCCCTGGCGGCGGCCCTGGCGGCGCCCCAGGCGGCGG